TAATTACTCACAATTATATTTACAACATTATAGTATTCATCGTTGTATCTAAACGCAATTTTTTTATAATTATTAGCTGAAAAATTACAAAATGCATCATTCACATTTAATTGAATATATTGTTCGTCTTGAAGATTATCATTGGTATTAAAAATAATTTTAAACTTACTTGGATTCCTAGAATATTTTTCAATTTTATAATCTGTAGACAAAACGCCAGAAAAATTACATTGTTTCTTTAGATTATTTTTATTAACTGGATTAGTACAGTCAGCACATGGAATAATTGCCAAAAGTAGAGGAAGAAGGTAAATCAATTGCATTGTGTTTAGGTATAAGTTATGTGTGATGAGTATATATCATCATTGTGTTCAATTTTTTAAACTAATAAAACAAAAAATAATTAAAAGAACAAATAGTTGTATTCATATAAAGTTATAAATATGACAACAATACATTCCTTACCAATTGAAATATTATACAAAATATTAGCTCATTCTTATCCATATAAAACATGCGATTTATATAATTTTTATCAATTACGTAGTGTTTGTCGTTTATGGAAAAATATAATAGATGAAAAATGGTTATATTCTCTTATAAACAAAATGGGAAATTACCAAATTTTATTTACAGAAGACAATGTAATTCATGACATTACAACAATTCAAAGTAGAATACACGATATGACACAATTTAAAACAATCGAAAAAAATTATGATTCACGATTACTAGAAATATTTGGTGAAGATTCAATTAATAAAATAACAAAAATACCGGTAATATACGGTTTAAAACAAGAAATATTAGATTATCCAGAGATGCTTCCAATAAATTATAATAACCTATATGATTCTTTAACGACACGTTCAGAATCTATTTGCAGAGGTATTACCGATAGAAATATTCATTTTATGAGTTTTCGTATTTATAATTCAATCGAAAATACAACCCATATTGAATTTTTATTTCACGATAAAAAAAAACCATATTTTGATCATATACGTAATCAATTTATAAATGCGTATCCACAATGGAATTTTAGTTCAAATAATAGGAATGAAATACACTATTTAGGTGATACTGGATTAAGAATTAAAAAAGAAATTTGTTTAGATAATGGTCATTCATCTTATATTTTTGGAAAAGAACTAGATGCTGTTAATATAGACTATATTACCAGACTAATTCGTAAAGACCTATGTGGATTAATTATTCCACAAACAATTTTAACACGTAAAACTACCCCTCCAACTGAAATTCGTTTGTATGTAGAAACAAATGAGTTTTTTAACAGAATTGATGAAGAGACTCCATTAACTGCTCCTTTGGTATATTTAAACTAAATAGTACGTTTTCCTTTTTTTTAACAATAACTTTTCTATATGCTTCTAAACAATGTGAAACTAATACTGCGATTGTAACTGGACCAACACCTCCAGGAACAGGGGTTTTTCTCCATATTATTGATTCTAATGATTTTTGCATATCTCCATAAATGCGTTTTTTTCCATCTACCTCTTTGACTGATATTCCCACATCAATCACAACACATTTTTTCTTTGAAAACCAATTAACATTTATTAATTCAGCTTTTCCAGTTGCGGTCACAATGATATCTGAACGCCGCGTAAATTCTTTAGCATCAGGCGTGTATATATCACACATTGTTACAGTAGCATTTTTTTTTGATAAAAGTAAAGATACAGGCGTTCCTATTACATTACTTTTTCCTAATACAGTTACCTCTTTCCCTTCAATAGGTATATCGTAATACTCTAAAATATGCATCACTGCTTCAGCAGTACAAGGCTTGTAAATAGATGTATTTGTAACAATCCCACCAATATTATAACTTGTTAAACCATCAACATCCTTTTTAGGATCAATCGTATCACAAATAGTTTGTGTATTTAAATGTTCAGGAAGTGGTAATTGTATCATAATTCCTAGTGTATAAACAGAACAATTTAAAGTTTTAATACATTTTATCAATTCAGTTTCTTTAATATCACGATCAAATTGATGCACATTTACATGGATTCCATACTCACTTAATTTTTTAGATTTCATATTTACATATAGTTTAGAATCGGATCGTTCACCTACTAAAATAACATCTAATCCATATTGACTTTTTTCATCCGGTTGTGGAACAAGTTGTAAATCATTATAGATTTTTGAAGCAACTTTTTTTCCACATAATAAAGTCTCAAACATCATATCTCCTTAAAGATACAATAAATATATAAAAAATGTTTAAGTTTTATTTTTTTAATGTCTTTTTCCTTCTCTTTTCCTGTTTATTTTTTGTTCGTTTAGTTTTTTTACGTTTACCCATCTTAGAAAGTTTAGATGATTTTCTTTCTGAAAAAAAGGATTGATTTTGAACCGACATATTAACTGGTTGAAATTCAACTATATTTAATCTTCTACAATAAGAATCCCATAATTGAGAGAAATGTTTATGATAATTATTTAATTCATATCTAACATCTCTATATAGTTTTACTTCATCTGTTTCATCTATTGCTTCATCATTATTATATAAATTTAATTCTGAACAACTCATAATTATATAAATTCCAGGTCCACATAACTCCATAATTTCAGAAGTAAATAGCTCTCCTTGATTTTTAATTTTTCTAGATAAAGCTAACCCACCCGCTTTCTTAATATCTTTCATAAACAAATTACCTCTATCATATTGTCCAATTTGCGTATATATATCAATTCGTTCTTCATTATGATCTAATTTAAAAACTCCATACCCTCTATTTAACAACCCCCTATCTTCAGGATTTGGTGCACCATCATCTGTAAAAGTAATTTTTTTATCTATAATTTGAGAATTTGGTAAAAAGAAACCTGGATAATGTCCTCGTATAAAACTAGGAACTCTATCTCCTTCATCATTCTCTTTAACAATATTTATTCTTCTATTATACCTTTTTGTTTTATCAAATATACTTGAAATAATTACCTCTTTTGATTGTTTTAAAATATGAGAATCATCTTCTTCTCTCAAATTAGCTGCATACAAACAATATGAACCTGGAGGTGATGGATGACATAAAAAACTATGATGAGGCACCTCCATTCCTTTTAATGGTTTATCAATATCTAATGAATAGGTTGAATGACCAACAATAATAAAAACAGGTAAAGAAAAAAGACCATCTTTATCATAATGTGGAATTTGTGGTTGTTTTTGATATATTTGTTTTAATTCTTTACTTAAAATATCGGTTGTTAAAGATGCCATCTTTAATAAAATAAAATAAAAAATTGTAGTTAGCTTATAAATATTTTGTTTAATATTTGCGAATAATTTGGGCACTTTGCCATTGAACGGAAGGTGGTCCTGTGGGAACAGCGCGTGTAGATGCAATTTGTGTTACAACAGCATCATTGTTAGGTTGTGGAAGACCTATTGTTTGATCAAGTGGTGTTGGGAGACATGGGCGATGATTATCACGTTCTACAATATTTGTATTAATATAATAATCAAATGGAATATGTACTTTTTCCTGTGGATCTTGACATAACCATTCCCATCTGTTCCAACCCGTTCCACGAAGGTTTGATGATGGATTTGATAAACGAGTATCTTCAGTTTCTAATTGAGAGCAATCAGGAAAACTAACATTTGGTTTTCTGTTTTCAACGAGATTTCCTTGCGCATCAAATACGGGTAAATGTTTTTTCATTGAGCAGTTGGAAGCATCACGTTCAATATTTAATATATCTGAATTTGTATCAATCATTGGACGGGTTGAATCAATACCAACACCGCTTCTTTGCATACGAACTCTAGGATCTCTAGGGAAACATTGGACGCAATTCGCGCCACGATTAGGTTCAGCTAATTTATATTCACCTGGACCTACCGATTCAGATAATTCTTGAGCATAAGCACACGTATCAGTATTTAAACGATTGAAACTCATATTTCTATCTATAGTATTACAAAATATAAAAATTATTGTATTCTATTACACAATGGTTGTTTAGTTTTCTAAAGGTTGAGCTGATTTCTTAGGACCAGTTAATGATTCTGTAGAACTAGTTACTTTTTGTACACCTGCTTTAATTAATTCAACCGGTTTTTTAATAACACTTACAGCAAAATTGAAAATTCCTCCAAAGAATCCACTTTCATCTTCAATTTCATAAAAATTAGAACATACTTCATGAATTAAACGACGTGTAACCTTTTGACCCTTTGGAATATTATTTCCATCACGCGTTACTTTACAGAAGTTGCTCATAGATGCCTTAAATTCTTGACGTTTTCTCTTTTTACTATTAAATATAAAACCACCTGTTAAATTATTTCCACTAACAGTTTTATTCACATGTTTTTTTGTTCTATTATTCACCATAGTTTCTTACTCTATACATAGATTTTTTTACTTTATTGATGCTTTCATTTTCGATCATTATATTCTTCCATAATTTTTTTAATTTCTTTCAATCCTTCCGCAAACCATCCATGACTCGCTTTTGGATGCCCACAAATCAATGCATCAAAATTCCATTCATAACGCTGTTGTAGTATATCACTTGGAATATTCAACGAATCAAGATAAATAGAACCAAAGAATAACCTTTTGTAATAATATTCGGCACCTTTCCAATAACGTGTAAATATTTTATCATTTTGAATTTTGCTAAATTCAATTATTTTATTTTTAAGTGCAATTCCATATTTTTCTACTACTTTTATAAAATTTAAAATCTGATCTCTGATTCCTAACTCTGTAAATATATTAAACATATTTACAATAAAACCGCCACGAATTAATGTTTCTAAATCAAAAAAAGTTTCACAAGAGATACATTCCATCCCATCCTCAACATCCTCATACATAGATGACCACACACTACTTCGTAGAAAACTACATTTACAAGGTCTACTATAATACCATCGCAATGTAGGTTCATAATATACCTGATGATAGTAAGAGAATTTCTCGTTTTTCTCCAAGCGAAATATATTATGTTTCCCTTCCATGCTGCTTATTTTAGCATCCACCAAAAACCAATACTTATTCTGAACCGATTTTAAATGACCTTTCTCGTAAAATTCAAAACAAGAATCCAGCAAATCCAGACATTGATTTGGTCCGCCGATACGATGTCGTGAATACTCGTCTATTTCACCCATAATAGTTAAAATGATTGTATAAATTGCCTTCTTCTTATTTGCAACGATATCATTTATGTATTTCTTACTACGAAGGTTATAGGGAGATTTTAAAATGGTATAAGCTTGTTTAAATCTAGGAATACGCATCAAATAATCCCGGATATCTTCATAGATAATGTCGGCACAATCACAATTTTCTTTAAAGTAATCAAAACGCTCTTTCTCATTCATACGATTCCAACCACTAGGCGTACGTGCGTTTTCATGATAAAAAGTATCCCTTTCTTCAAATGTCATCTCATCCCAATTCTCTGGAAGTTCCATATGAGGCATTCTTGTAGGTGATGTGTGTATACGTGTTTGTTGTTGTTTATCTCAATCAAGTTGTGTATGTTTGTTCTCTATTAACAAGAAACTCAATCAATTTTTTATTCAGTCTATTTGTACTTGATGTATCTAGATTAATTTCATAGATATAATAAAAATAAAAAATAAATACTAATTTATTGATCACATCTTGTTTTTTGATATCCAGGACATTCTGGTAAATCAAGAGGTGGTGGTAATGGAATAGGTTTGTAGCGGAATAAGTTACAGCTTGGTAAGTGAACGGGTTGTGTGCTTACTTCACGTGGTCTATTGCATCCAGGTCCATCAATTACAATATTTTTTGGTTTACATTCATTTAAATCTAAGTTTTCACATAATGATTTAAATTTTTGACTAGGGCATTCGGAATATTTCTTAGTAATATTCTTCAAATCAGATTCTAAATCAACAAGATTTCCTTGAATATTACTGACGTTATTTCCACCAACAATTCCTAATTCCATACGGCATGGCGTTGGGTGATAAAATTTAACAGGATCAAGTGTATATTGCATTTGATTTCTACTTTCCAATAAACGCTCTTTGTATTCACAAGTATCGTATAATATACGGTTAGAACTCATATTACTATACAATAGAATAATAAAAAAAACAGAAAATACTAGAATTAGAATTTTAAATATAATTTATTGGAGGCATTGGCTCATGTATTGTTTTTTACCTAATACGTAATCTTTAATATCTTCACCATCATGACTTCTTTCGAAGTAATCAAGATCTTTTACGATTTGACGTGTAGGAACACCACCACGAACCCATTTGGCATCATTAACTTCTTCAACAAGATTGATTGGGTTTTGAATTTGTTGTTCTAAGTTTGGAACAAGTGGTGTAATATTGTTGTTGTATGTTCTTACTTGATTTTCAAGAAGTGAAACAGTTCCTTGTTGAAAAGTTTGTTTTCCACTACGGATAAAACTTTCAACTTCAGAGTTTCCACTTCCTCTTCCCATATAAGGGACAGTGGCATAAGGGCGTGTGAATAATTGTTGGCATGGTTTAGGACGACTTTCAACATTACCGATGCGAAGACGACTATCACCATCAACGGTACATTTGTTAATACCATAACCATCTTTAACTAATAATCCGCGGTTTTGACTAGCATTTGAAACAACTGGTTCAATTTCACAATCACAGTGTCTGTAATTAGAAAGCATATAATCAGAACTTTGGACACTTTGGCGTGTGCGTTCTTTTTGTAAGCAATCATCTGAAGTTAAATCAGTTTCAGTATGAACGGGTGCAGCACAGTCCATAGGTGCGCAGTTTTGTGCTTTATCAACTTGAGAGTTGTATGATTGTGGCAAAATTGAAAATTGTTCTTGTAAATTACTTCCAAAGGTATCAAAGTGGTTAGACATAATTAGATTACTATAAATTACTATAATATTTTTTTATAGAGTATTGTAATTTGAAAATCCTTGTGAGCAAGCAGAATCAAATCCACTAACACCGTGACATCCACGAACGGCATCTGTAATTTCAAGGTCTTCTTCTAATTTACATTGTTCTTCGCTTTTATATAACCAATCACGATAAGATTTTTGATCGTATGTTGCAGTAGTAGTAGGCATAGTATGGAATGCGCGTTGATTAATAAGAGGATTATAAATATGTTCCATTTGAGCTTCTTTATCTTCATTAAATAATGTATCAATCTGTTCTTTTGTTTGTTTTGTAATAGAACACGCTGGTTTTAAATCACTTAGTTCATCTGTAGGTAAACGATTCATAAAAGGATTGTCTTTAGTTGGTTTTCTACAATTTTCATCTTCTAATTCTAACTCAAAATCTTCGCGATTAAGGTCTCCTTTTGTAGTATTACTTTCACTTATAGTTACATGTTCATTAACATAATGTTTATGTAAATATGTGAACAATAATCCTAGAATAAAGATACTTAAGTAATTCAAATTATTATTTAAAACAACTAAAATAACTGATAAATACATTGTAAAACGAACAATGGAATTGTATATTTGATTTTCGGACATTCCTTTTTTTGGAATAAATTCCTCTAATTTTTCACGATCTAATAAGACCTGGATGCGTTCTCCCCAAAACGGTTCTTCCATTTCCTTATACTATAAAAAAAGATTAAAGTTCTAGATATAATTAATACAATTATTGGTTACCTTCTTTTTCTTGACGCCTTTTTTCTAATTTTCTACGCAACCGATCACGGGTTGAATTATTACCCGAATGATGAGGATTTGATGCTGCTGCTTGTATATTTTGTGCGGCGGCAGCCATGCCGCCACCTCCTCCCATCATACCTGCTAAATTACCTGCATTCTTTAAAAGAGAATCAAATAATCCTCCATTTCCTCCACCTAATCCTCCCATTTGCGTCATCATTTGTGTTGCTTCTTCGACTAATTTTTCTCCATCAATTTCTTGACTATCAACTTTATTTTGAATCTTTTGACCTACTGTCTGAAGAAGATTCATAAATTTCATTGGGTTATCCCCAGCCATTATATTTTTAAATACATCATCTACAGATTCAACATTATCCATATCCAAATTTAAATTTTGTTCACTTAATTCTTCCGATAATTCTTTTGCTAAATTACCAATTAATCCATTTTCAATTAAATTTTCATCTAATTCCTCAACTTTACTTTTATTACTTTCTGATAAACCATGTAACATATTTAACATATCCTTTGTAACTGAATCCTCTTCTTCCTCTAACTCTTCACCATTTTTAAATTTTTGAAAAGATTTAACTAATTTTTGAATATGATCGGAATCA